CGTGTGCTTGCGGGGCTACTTGCTTATCCGCCATAATTTAATTCCTCTTAGATGAATGGGTGTTGCTTCTCCATAACCTTATTCATGTGCCCAGTTTCAACTATGGACTGTACATGGCCATAAAGTTTGTCAAGCAATCTCATCGCAAGCCAGATTGATTCTCTGGCTTCCAACTCTGTTGAACCACTGGCTGACCAGCGATCCATTAAATCTTTTCTTAATACCTCAAAGGCTTCTTGGAACAACTCGTTGTTGAGAAGGTTTTGTGCCTTCTCCTCTCTCTGTAAGTCAGACATCAATATACTTTCATACTCCCTCTGGCTCGTGTTTTTTTCTTCTGGGACTTTTTACGAGATGCTACACCAGTTTCTCTACCTACTAGAACTTTAGGGTTAAGCGTGGGGTCACGAGCCTTCTCTTTTCTTCTTGCCAGCAACATTTGGTCACTTTTCCTTACGACAGATTTAGGATCAGCAGCCCATCTTTTAGCCGCTGCCTCTGTTTTGAACACCTTAGTTTTTCCACCGTAGGATGCTTTCCACCCCTTGCCCCTGCCCACTCTAACTCTCGTAATTGCCATTATGTTGCTCCTATCGCTACGGCTCTCTTTTGTTCACGTTCAAGGTTCAGTTCAGCCACCTTTAACTGGGCATCAACAGCAGCCTCCTGTGCGTCCTGTTTTACCTTCTGGGCTTTAATCTGAATCTCTGCGGCCTTTATTTCAAGTTCTTTCTGCTCATTCTGCATCTTGGCTTGGGCCATCTGTTCTTGTGGGGATGGCCCCTGATCCGGTATTTGATCTGGGTCAGTCAGGAAGTCACTAACATTCTGGAAGCCCATGTTCTTAATGAGGGCTGCACCCATGTTATACATATTCTTCTGATTGACAATCTTCAAACCACCCGCCATTGCTTGTGATGCGAATTGCAGCATAGAGGACAGGTGCATGAGTTGCTGATCCTTATTGCCATGCCCTATTCCTACTGAGATGGTACAGTCCATTTTATCTCGCCACATATCCGGCCTTACTGGAACCCACTCATTCCTCAGTTTAACTATTCGCTGTTTGTCTTGGTTCTTCTGTAAGAGTTCGTAGATACACACCATCAGTTTCTTTACGCCAGTCTCTGCAAAGTTCCTTGCTATGAGTTCTACCCTGCTTTGAGCGGCAGTCATCACTGCATTAACGGCGGTGGCTGTGGTGTGTGAAGTCAGTGCATTCTCATTTATACCCTGAGACATCTTAGATACACCGGCTCTGGATTCCCTCACGCCATCCAAGTATTCAAGCATCTGGAATGAGTATGGCTCCAAGGATGGGGTCGTTAAAGGCATGATAGCGTTAGGTGATTTAACCCTGACTACCCCACCCGGTCTTTGGGTGAGCAGGTCATCTAAGTTCGCTTGCCCCTCTAGGACGGCATACCTGCCGAAGTTCTGGTTGTACATATTGTCCATCAGGTTACGCATCAGTGTGGACTTTATTAATTGCAAATCCATCACCAAGTCGGCAACCGACAGGCCAAAGAACTTATGGGGTATTTTTATTGGGGTTAGGGAGACAAAGGGAATCCTGTCAATCTCATCATTGGCTAGAACCTTTCTCCCTACCAGACAGACCTTTCTCAGTTCAGCAATCCCATCTCCATCATAGTCAGTTCTTAGATAGGCTTCCTGTAACCAGTAAGTTCTCAGTGCGTCCTCTTGCGCGGAAGATTCAAAACCCCAAGGGGAATGGGTAGAGGACTCATCAAAGTCAAACCGCGCATCTCTCTCCCCAGAGAAAGCATCATCTTCATCACCGCCCAGTTCCTCGATATCCAGATCGCCAAACATCTCCCTTAGTTCGGATAGGGTTTTTCTTATCCTGTGGCAGACAAACTTAGAGTCGTCAATGCTCTTGGAATCTCTGGCAATCAGGAACTCATCGGGGGGAACAGGGTCTACTACAATCCTGCCCTTGCTTAAATCCCGCTTTATAACAACATGGTGTCCTTCGGAGTATTGTTCGCCATAGTCTTCAAATGTTTCACCGGGGGCGGTATGCTCTACAACCTCTACGTTAGGGTCGTTCAGGAGAAGGGCTAACTCATCCTCTGTTAGATTTCTGTACTCCTCACGGTTCCATTCGTCGCTCTCATCCCACCATACCTTGACGATACCGTTCTTCTGAAGAAGCGCATCAGTGAACCAAGAGTAAAGTATCTCCCAGCCGGGGTTGTCGCGCATAAACACATAGTTCACATAATCCGTGGCCTGTTGTGCCGACGCAACATCCTCTGGGCCTTGTGGCTCAAATACAACCATCTCGTCACCAGAGGCAAATATCCTCATTAGAGAAGGTTTAATCCATTCAATCGTATCCGCTACCGTGGAATCGACAAACTGTGATCTACCCTCCACCTCGTTACCAAAGGGAAGGCCATAGTAATACTCCATAGCCGATTCTCTTTGCTTGGATATCTCATCCCCATAGCCTAGAGAGTCAGTAATCTCTGACTTTATCCTAGATACAATCTCTTCTTCAGTCATTCTAGATGATGCCATAATCTCTATATTCTATGTCCTTTGTCCATTGCGGGTCTTCACCCGATATACCGAATCTCATGGACATGATTGCGTATCTTGTTGCCGACATGAGATCATCTCTAAGCGGAATAATCTTCCCATCCTTCCTGTGGTACATCCTAAACTCCTCAAACCACTCTTTTAGGGTAGAAAAGACCTTAAATTGACCATTTTCCATCTTTTGCAGCATATCCATAATGCCGACTTCTATGGAGTTTCCACCCTTCTTTTCACCCAAAGCAGGGGGGTTTTCAAAGTGAAATGGGAGCATATTGCAGCCTAAATTGCGATATTGCTCCGCTAAACCGGGATTTCCCATCGAATCTCGCCTGTTCCCATCATGGGGCCATGCAAGGGGTACGAAATTGGGCCTGTTTTGTATAGAAGCGGCGTGTACAGAGGGTGGAGCCTTTGCCTGACGGTAACAGTCATAAATATAATACATATCCTCTTCACGATCCCATGCCGTCCATACAACAGCAGTGGGATGGTCAAAGCCAAAGTCTATGGCCGCTATTCTGGGCCAATGGGCTTCGATAGTGAAGGGATCAATAAGTATCTTCTCCTCCGGCACAGGAAAAACAAGGCCAGAGCCAATGGAAGGTCTTCCATACCTTCTCATTTCCCTCTCATGGGGTGCATAAGAGGATAGAATCTGTTCCATGACGCCTTCATTCAAGTGTCCACGGTTACCCTTCATGGACATGACTCTTTCCGACGCATCATCCCAAGTAGCGTTGTCAAGGGATTGCCCCGGCTTGAGGTTGTTCATAAAGGAAGCCACAGTCTCTGTCATCCCCGCTTCAGGGGTGAAGGTCATGTAAACCATGCCCCTTCTATCAAGGGTTCTGGTGACGGCTTGGGAGTAAATCTCCCTAGATGGCTCCTCATCCAGCCATATGCAGTCTACTGATCTTCCCTGCCACTTCTCTACACCCATTTCATAGGCTTTGAAGAATAAAGAAGAGTTCCCCCCACTTACGTGCTTGATCAGGGCTACGCTTTTGGCGTTTGGAACACCGGGCTTTCGTTCTGTCTTTATTATAAGTTTTCTCGGCACAGTACCGGAGCCGAAAGCCTCTGGATCGTCGGGGGAACCCAATAACTCAAATTGTACAATATCCCGTGTGGTTTCGTTTGAAACCCCACCAGCCCAGCCTACAATGGGTTGGCGAAATCTTCTTCCCTTCCACCACTTTGGATACAATCCGGTTAAGTGGTAGGACATCTCCGCTGAACCGCAATATGATTTTCCAATACGGTTAGCAGCCATCAAAAGCCGTTGATTACAGGTAGACCCCGTATCGTGGAAAGCCTTCTGGTAGGGGTAAGGGTCGTAGTAGTCGATACGGTTGTATCTTTCCCTTTGACGTATCTCCCTAGCGATTTCTACTGCTTGTTCTAGTTCTGCCTTTGTAGCCGGAGGCATGAATCGCTGCTGCTTGCCTCTCTGCGCTTTTTCTAGTTGCATAGCATTTCCCAGATTTGCCGTATTTCCAACCCTTCTTGCCACCCTTTAGGGAGCATCGTTGTATTGGCATTAATTAAGCCTTTCAGGAATCTCTTCAATCTCTGTGGAGCCGGTCAGGGCTTCCAGTTCTTTCCTCAGTTCATCGGTGGACTTCTCACCGTGTGTGATCTTCTGTTCCACCTTATCGGTGGGCTTGAAGCCAGCCCTGTCTAATATGTCTTTAGCAGCGGCCAACCTAACCTGCTCACTTGTGGCGTTCTGTACCAAGGAAGACAATTCATTAAAAGCCGCAGGAACTGCGTCCTGCACCCTCTTCCTGATTAACTCATCTATCTCCTTGTGTAACCTTTTCTTGAGGACATGGCCCTGTTGTTTAGCCGTCTTCTCAGAGTAACCGGCTTGGATCGCTGCCTTGGTAGCGTTCCCTATGGAGCAATATGCCTCAATGAATAGTTCTTGTTTTTCTGTTCTCATGGGTTCCATTCTTCTACTTCTGGTATGTTTGGATTTCTCCTTCTCCTCAAAGGCCAGTTTATAAAGGGCAAATCTATTCCTAATCTAAGAAGGAATCTTTTCCAGTCTAAATCATCATAAGGGAAGTTACGCACTCGCTCTAAAAAGACATCCAATTCGCTTGGTTCCTCTGGCACAGAACTTACCAATCCGTTCCCCTGCGGGGGAACCAACCCCTCTGCTTTGATTGATTCTGATATCAAGTCCTCAGAAATACCAATCCGGCGCAACTTGCGAAGTTGTTCTTGTTTGCGTTGCTCCTCTAACCACTCAGACCAACCCCCCTCATCTAGGAGAGACTCAGTAGGGGGCACTTCCTACCAATCCTGCTCTTGGCCCTACAGGCATCCCTCTTGGAGTACCACCTGCGGCTCCCGGTATCCCCCTGATTGCCGTATCCACTGCTGGCATAGCAGGAGTACCACCCATTCCTCGTGGGTCTGTCGTGGGGATTTGTGGATTCTGAGCACCCATCCTTCCCTGCATCTCTTGCATGAAAATCTGGGCTAACTCTGGTAACTTATTCCGTAACCAATCATGGAACATGGCTTCCATGCTCTGTTCTGGGTCTGGAACACCTTCTGGGGTCAATGGTAGACCTGTGTTCATCCCAGCAGCCACATTGGCTGCATCCATTCCTGCAATCCCTGCCGAATCCATTACTTGGTTTGGAACGGGGCCATTGTATATTTCATTTGCCATCAGATTTCCTCTCTAACGCTCTGTAATGCCCTACACGGGCTTTTATCCCTTTTGGGGTAGTATACCACCCTAAAATCCCCCGATGGTGAGTGGGTACAATATCGAATTCGAATTTAAAATAAAAGGGGGGCGGGGGTCTATATTAGAATTCAATAATATTCGAATGTTGGCAGATGCTGGATATTAGAATATACTAATATTCGAATATGCCGCTAAACTGGTAGAGAATTCGGTTTGTAATGCAAACTGGTTTGCGGGATAAACTGGTATTTATTGCAGACTGGTTTACTTTGCAGACCTACCGGCGGCGTGTCGCTGTGGCTTGCCTATATGATTCAAGGCAACAATCGACTGGCCACAATCTGTCAACACTTGACATATACCGTATTCTATGAATGTCCTTATATATTCTCATTCATGGATTCATTAATTTGTCAATACTGTTATTGTATACAGTGGTGGTTATTTGCGCCGGATATGATAATCTCGCCATGTTGCATTACGCCTTAAGTTAAGCAACAGCCGACTAAGTAAATCAGCGAGGCAGGTGGGTGGATTCCCTTCAGTACCTGCACAAGTATTAACTAGGATACTTGGTTAGCAATACGGCGAGATCTTTAACAATTGAATTCTGAATACCGGCGTTTTTCCGGCGCGACGGTATTCTGTTGTCTAACGCCGGATGGAGTATTTAATTATGTCAGGTGAAATTGACACAACAGGTAACGTTGTTCATATGGCAGTCGCGGTTGGCGGTAGAGCGCCTTGGTGGGAAACGGAAGGCTTCGAAGCCTATCGAGTACACCCTGATGAATCACCCGCTGAATGGCGAGAGAAGGCTCTAGACTGGGAAGTTAGAGCAGCACCAGTTGAGTACCTTGCAATATGTAAAGAAGATAGATGGCGCGGTTCTGGAACAGCAAGAAGCCATCATATGGTCTCTTCTGATCGCCGGGTTATCTACCGCGACGATACTATGGAAGCATTATGTACAGGCGCTTCCGATCAGTATCATGTTCACCGCATTGGCTTGCTCTGCGATGCGATGGAAATGGTTTGCCAAAAAGGTGATTATAGAATGTCAACAATTGGTAGTTTGCGCGGCGGGAAAGAGATTTGGTTTATGGCAGAAACAACAGCCGATAACTTTCTTGCTGGCGAACAGGTCAAAAGGAATTTGATTCTATCGACTTCCTATGACCTAACCCGGAAGTCTCTGAAATTCATTTCAAATACCTACGTTGTTTGCAACAACACGCTAACGCTAGCAATTGATACCGCTGACGATATCATGAGGATATCGCACAGGGAGCCATACGACCCACGAAAGGTTGTTGGTAACTTGGAATTGATTACAGCGGCAGAGATTCAATATGCAAACGAGGTTGACGCGCTAGCGAATACTGAAATGAATTCAGAGGAATTATCTCGTTTTTATATTCGCGCCGCGATGAATGGCAAACCCCTGGGCGACCTTGAATTGATGGACAATGATGCAAAGGCGATAATTGAAAGAATTGCAGATAAGATATCGGCAAGTTATTTCAACGCTCCCGGCGGCGCTAATCATGCAAACCGAGTTGAGTCTAGAGTTGGTACATTACACGGCGCAACACAGGCAGTTTTTCATTATGTTGATTACACAATGCTGGGGTTGCAAACACCGCGCAAAGTAACCAAGGAAAGACCTTTTGGAAATGCTGCAATCGGGTCAACGGTTACGAGTAAGTCAAACAGGCTCCAACGCGCTTTTTTTGGCGATGGCGCGAGACTTAAAAATACCGCGCATCGAATGGCGGTTAACATGAGTCTTGCAGCATGACTTCCCGCGAGTTTGTAATGAGAGACGCAACCGCCCATTATGTTCTGAAAAACTGGCTTAAGCTTTGCGAAGGTCATGACCCAGTAGACAATCTTAATAATGCAGATATTCTTATCGGGATACTACAGGCGGAACATGACAGCGTTGTTGCATTGGCTAGAGCGCGAAAAAAAGCAATAGCCAACAATACACCAATCCCTAACGGGACAATAACGGCGGGATGAAAATGCAATAATATTTTTCCTATTATTGCTTTTTATCCTTTTACTAATCTAACTCCTCGCTGGCGGGATTAAGCCAGCATACTCCGCGATTGGCTCCCGCTAGATTGGCGCACCCTGCGCTACCGCATCCCCCTCCTTTGCGGAATTCTGGCGGGAGCATTTTTTGAGCTCATATATAAGCATTCGATTATATTCTAAATTGGCTATATTAGAATATGGTAATATACTAAATATCGAATATTAGACTTTTAGAATATTCGAATATCTTGAGGCGCTTAACTGCGCTTTTTTTCTCTTTCGACTATAACCGCCTGTGCCCCTGTGCGATAGCAAGTGAGGCAATCTATGCAATTCTTGCCTGTGCAATTCTCGGCTGTGGTTGGCTGTGTGACCACATTAAAGACCTTAGAGAATCCCTGTGGCGGCTGTGAAATTATTCTATCCTTTAGTGGATTAGAATAGATCAGTATCAGGTTATCCGGCTGTGTATAGTCCCTGTGGTACTGGCGGATAATGTCGCGGCGCTTAGTCCACAGTGAGAATGTGGTTTCTGGGTTTTTCAGCGCGATGTTGTGAAAATTGACCATATGGGCGATGTTCTGCAATTCGCCGTGGCCGTGGAATCTGACCCATAAAGCGTTAAAAGTAGGCAAGTATTGCCATTCTATTTCATCGGCTAGAAAATCGCTGTTCTTTTGCCAGACTTTCGCGCAGTTTTTACGGCTACCGTGTAACATATTCCACGAGAAACAATTAGAACATATTACGTTATCCTTTGCGCTGTGCATTGCAATGCAGAAAGGATTTGAGATTGTGTTGGTATTAATGGCGGGAATATCAACTAACTTCCCGGTCATAGTGGATACCTTGACAATCGGGTACAAGTTTAATACTTGTTTCTGTTGTAGCCGTGGTGCGGCAACCATAACTTGACCGGCGGGTACTCGGTATTTAAGCGCGATTCCCACTGTTTAACCCGCACTAATCAAGTGCTTGTGCAGATCACAGTACCCTTTTCTAACTACGTTTCGTCGATTATACCAACGGTTACAATTCGGAGCCGTGCAAGGTATGAAATCTCGTGGCATATCCCGAAAGTGTTTGACAGTCCGTTGCCCATTAACGTACTCAAATTTTGACATAGTAACGCCCCGTGATAGTGGAGCGTAAATAGTACAACTAACCTAGATCAAAATCAACAACTTTTTTCCTATTGTATGCTGTGATGGGCTTGTGGGCGTAGGATCTGTGCTTATTGTCCTTTTGCACCAAGTTCCTGTGTCGCCTGTGTGCCCTTTTATACTTTCTGTGATTTGGGTCGTGCTTTAGTGGTATTGCCATATTAGAATATTCTAATACACTTAATTTATTATTATCCTGTGTCGTGAATTGAACAGGATAGGTCGCTTTTGTGATTGCAACCTGTGACCCTGTGTGTTATTATAATAAAGCCACCCCGGTGGCTGTTCTTTCACAATTCAACTTTGGAGAAATTGATATGGATAAAATCCAATCAAGTGAAGCCGTGTTTGTGTCTGCCCTCTATAAATTTGTATCGGAACAGATACAAGACCTTAAAGAGGGTCTGGAGATAAGTAATCTACCCAAATTCAATATGCAGAACAAGTATCGTAGGGGTGAATTAGACGCCTACACTACTGTGGCATACAAGATAGAGGGCTGGAGAGATGAATTCGATGAGCCGTATGCCGATATTCCTGACGTAGACGGCGACATCGAGTATCCCGCTGAGGTAACGAAAGAACCATCAGAATATGGTTCTCCCGCTAACCCCTCACCACGCAAGCGCAGTGCAAGAGACAGAATCGACAAGATCAACAAAGAATTCAACAAAATTCTTGATGAGCATGACCTACGTCGATTCATAAGGTAACCTATTAAGCCCCTACTTCGGTGGGGGCTTCTTTTTTGAGCATAACTGTCTTTTTGACAGGGCATAGTGAGATAGGCCTGTCAGTCATTCCATCTTGGTACTCATACTGTTTCTGTCGTGGCATCCTAAAGGATGGATTTTACAATCTCACATTCCCACGTTTTAATAGCGCCCCCTGTCATAGCGCCTGTACAAGTAGCAGTTTCTGTGGGTTTCGGGTTCTGCCATCCCCATTCTTTTCCAGCCCACTCTCTGGTTTTTCATCCCTCTACTATAGTAACAAACAGAAGATAACTATATGATTATAAAGGGAATGCTATATAAGCATTAACTAATATACTCTATTTAGACTGTTTAGACTTCTCCTTGTTTTGTTGGATGATACGCCCTGCATTATACCACCCCTTTCGGTATGCCTTCTTCTTGTCTTCATTCTGACCGTACATCTGTGCCAGTTTCTCCTCGTCAGGCTTCTTCATCGGACTCTGTGAAAACGTCGGGTCGAAGTTGTTCCGGTGTCACCTGATGATCCACCAATCGAGCCATCATACGAACTCGGTTAGCGGGTACTCGAAGTCGAGACCATTGATGAACCGCAGAACGGCTGATTTGGAACTTTCTGGCGGTCTCGGAATACCCACCGAGCAGTCTTATGGCCATCTGGATGGCTTCTCGGGGGTCTGGATTTGGTGGCTCTCCATTGCTAGGATCATCTTTTACCAATTCAAACTCAAGCATTCCAAACCATCTATCATCATATGACCAAACTGCTTGATGCCTTCCAAATTCATGGCCGACAATCATGGCATATTTATTGTCAACACGGTAGGGGTTATCAAGATGCTTGTGCTTGTCACTCCCAACATTGTGTAATAATGCTCGAACTAAATGCTCTGCGTTATCTAGCCTGATCTTGATATGGTTAATGACCTTGATTTTATTACCATCGTAGTCCTTAGATGGTAACCCATAGTGCATATCACAAATTTTGTCACCGATATCATACATAGTTGGTCACCCTGTCCCAGATTCTGGGGTGCTGAGATGGTCGTAATTACTGTTACAGCGTAGGCTACCAGATAATGATCTGGTCATTTTCTTCCCGCCGAAACCGTTTTTGGTTCGACTGGTCTTCTTGGTCTTGGGCGATTTGGCCCTAGTTGCGCCAATACTGCCAATGCTTCTCATGTTACTCTCCCTAATTAGTGGTGGTGGACTGGTTGAGCAGTAGTGAGCCTCCGCTCACTCTAGGTTGTAATCAAAACCTCCAGACAACCAATCCGAGTGGCAGGAGTGGCGGGATTCGCTTGTTACCCGCAAAAGAGGCTTGGTCGCCAACGGTGGCTGTTTATCCTCTTGACTACGCACCCACTCTGCGAAGAGTGGTGAGACACCATTAATGCCCCGGCGCTACCCGTGTGCGTCTGCTTTATCCCCCGAAGGTCTCGGAATTATTCAGCCACACTCCCTAAGAAAATGCCTTTCCTTAGTTGCCACTTGCAAGTATACCCGCATGGGCACCCCTGTCAAATATGATATAATTATGGTTCGAATAATAATAATAAGGAATGCTTATGAAGGTAACTAGAGAGAGAATATTACATTTTGAGAAGATGGCGCGGAATGTGTACCGCAGGGCTGTGATCGAAAAAAAGAAAACTGGCACATTCGACAAGGAGTACGCCCTCAACAGGACTTTGAACATAATAGACCGCATGAACAAATTAGCCGTGGCGGATTCTGTGAAGCGGGAATCAAAAGCCCATTGTTGGAAGGTCTATCTGGACTTACAGGCCATGTCTCACGACAATTCCATAAGAGATGAAAGACAGGTTGCATTCAAAGATGTATTGCTGTATATTGACGACATCTGGAAACTCCCCAAGCAGTCGGGGTTGAAATCAGCAAATGCACGTTCCGGTGGGCTTGGGTACAGGTCTGTGAACTGGAACTACATTTGGACTGACAAGAAGGGTTCAGTTTGGGGCGACCAGTATTGGAAACCAACCAGCGGTAAACGAAATGCGCGTGGACAACTTCTCGATCTTGCAGACTCCGACTACTGGGTCTTCCGCGATGCTCGTAGAGAAAGCGGAAGAGATAGTTGAATTCATCAGGAGCGAACTTGAGGCTCTGGACAATTACATTGGCATTGTTCCACAGACCTATGCCGGATTCCAAGATATGGCAATGGGAATCAGGAGTTGCATAGATGAATTAGAAGATGGGGAAGACATTCTGCGTGGCATCGGTACAATACTAGAGCATAGGGAGCAAATTAATGAGTGAAGTATTGCCCGATTGGGCATTAAAAAAACCAATTGCCGGAAGCGACGTAGGTGGACATCCGTTGACTCCAGATATTCTCGCGCCGTACTTGAGAATAGAGAGTGAGCATTCCATCCGCTCCGCCAATGAGTTTACAGATCAGGTATTAAGTTATTATCTGGGCGAAGAGAAAACCGGCTACAGGTTACCGTGGCCTACTCTGGATGAAACATTCCGGTTACGCTCCGGTGAAAGCACCCTCTTAGGAGGTATCAATTCATCGGGCAAATCTCTAGCGTTGGGTCAAATTGCGCTCCAGTGTCTGACCCAAGGGGCGAAAGTGCTTTCAGTTTCATTAGAAATGTCACCACGCAGCCAATTAGTGAGATTGAATCGAATGGCCTCTACTGAATTGCGGCCTACCACTGATTTCTGCTTGGGGTTTGCCCTGTGGTGCATGGATAAACTGTACTTCTTTGACAAGGAAGGCACGATGAACATGGATACTCTGGAAGCGGGTATCCGGTACTCCATCCACAATTTTGACGTAGACCTTATCCTTGTGGACTCCCTGATGACCATTTCCGGCATCCGGCACGATGACTACACTGCCCAAAAGGAAGTGGTGTGTCGCTTGGCAGATTTAGCGAGGGATTTGGAATGCCACATTATTCTGGTAGCCCACGCTAGGAAATCCCTCAGTATGAGTGATCAACTGGATCGCTTTTCAATCAGGGGTGCGGGGGAACTGACAGACAGACCAGATAACGTGTTATTATTACAGCGGTACTACTCGAAGGATGACGATGACCCTGATGTCGCGTTTTCTATTTCCAAGGCACGGCATTGGGATATGGCTGAATGCCAGATAGACCTGTGGATGGATATGGCAAGCATGAACCTTTTAATGCACGACCAGAAGCCAAAGAAAATAGATTTTGATGCTGGCTGTGGCGACGAGGAATTAGATGGATAGGGTGGATGAGATCGTGGTAGAATTATTAGCCAAAGAAAGAACTATGGAAGAGATCTACAAGGAATTCCGTATTTCTCGCTATACACTGAATGCTATTAATACTGGTAAGAAATTTCCAATGGAAGGGTTCCAATATCCCATCAGGAAACCAAATGCCCACCCTATTGACCCTGATTCAAAGTCCCAGAAGCGAAAGAGCAGAGTAATAGAGGAAAATGGGGAACCGGCGCAAACATACACCTTACACCGCCCTAATTGAGGAGAGCAATGAAAACTTTGATTGTATTATTAGTGGTTGCTGTGCTAACGGGATGTTCTTATTCCACAAGATTCCATGTTGGTAACTATGGGGTGTCTCACACAGCATCTGTAACCACCCACGAATTCGAATAAGTTTACTGTGGACAAGAACTGGAAACGGTTTGAGCGCAGGGTAGCCCAGAAGACAGGTGGTTGGCGTGTGCCTGTGGCGGATAGGGAATCCCCCTTGGATGTGGGCCATCCGTATTTAGGCATCGAGTGCAAGTACAGGCAAAAATTCCCTGCTATAATACGTGATGGTTACGCACAGGCAGTGGCAGGTTCAGACGGTTTGATCCCCCTGCTTGCGTTGGGGGAATATAGGAATTCCCTAATATTAGGAGTTGTTAATATAGACGACTTGGTTAAACTACTTTCACATTTATGCGAGGTGAACAATGAATCACATATGGGAATTGCAGAACAGACTGATTGACGAGTTCTTCTCCCCGGTAAAGCATTCCCAAATGGTGTTACCGGACAGGTCTGCCACTAAGGAAAACCCGGCGAAGATTACGCGCCGGGAAGTGGTGACCAAAGAGTACAATGCATGGTATGATCCTGATGGTTCGTACCATGAGGTACTGATAGAAGATAACGGGGATTTACCCACCCGCCCCGAAATCACTGACTAACTCCCTGTGGTGGGAACGATTGTGTGGCCCCGTGCAATCGACTTGACCAACAATCAACGGGGCATCACTACAGGAGACACATTATGTACCGCAAGAAGAATGCTGCCGAGAAGGCGAAGGATGTAGCGAATGTCGCTGCTACCACAGCAGAGGAGCATAAGGCCGTGGCGGCACTTATGTCAGAAGCCGCAGATTATGGCCCCGCAGGATTTTCCAGACTGGGTGGCTCATATTTTGTTAAACTAGAAGATACTCATAACGCCGCTTGCATGGCAAACCGACGGGTAGAAGAAACCCATGTTGGTGATGGCGAAGGTATGAAGGGTAAGTGGGAACACACTACCTACAGCGGTGTCTACGAAAAGTAATGAACGACTATCAGTCATTCATTCATAAGTCGCGTTATGCGCGGTATCTCGATGATGTGAAGCGTCGGGAGTCTTGGGAAGAAACCGTTTCTCGGTATATTAATTTCTTTACCGCAAAATGCGATCTCCCCAAAAACATTTCCGACGAGTTGTACAAAGCCATCTACAACATGGAAGTGGTTCCATCCATGAGGGCTTTGATGACGGCTGATCCAATCCCCGGTAGCGGGGCATTATCACGGGATAACATGGCGGGTTACAACTGTGCTTATCTCGCGGTAGACCATCCAAGGGCTTTTGACGAGTCCTTGTATGTGTTGCTCTGTGGAACCGGGGTTGGGTTTTCTGTCGAAAGGCAGTACATCGCTAAACTCCCTGAAGTGGCAGACACCATCTATGAAACTGACACCACTATAGTAGTGCGTGACAGCAAGATTGGATGGGCGTCTGCCCTGCGGGAGTTGGTCAGCCTTCTATACCAAGGGCTTATCCCAAAGGTGGATTACAGCCGTGTGCGACCTGCGGGTGCTAGGTTAAAAGTATTCGGAGGAAGGGCTTCCGGCCCTGAACCGCTCAAAAGATTATTCGATCACTATATTAGAATATTCTCAAATGCTGTTGGGCGCAAACTAACAAGCATAGAGTGCCATGATCTCATGTGTTTCAATGGAGAGGCTGTGGTAGTAGGTGGTGTTCGCCGCGCTGCTGAGTTGAGTCTGAGCAACCTCACTGACGAGAGGATGCAGAGGGCGAAGATGGGGCAGTGGTGGATAGAGGATGGTCAGAGGGCAATGGCTAACAACTCTGTCTGTTATACAGAGAAGCCTGACATTGGAATTTTCATGCGGGAATGGATGTCTCTTTACGAATCAAAGAGCGGAGAGCGTGGGATTTTTAATCGTAAGGCCGCTCAAGACATGGCTCCAGAAAGAAGGGATAGCACCTATGAATTCGGCGTGAATCCCTGCGCAGAAATTTGCCTCCGATCCAATGAAACTTGTAACCTTTCAGAAATAATTCTAAGACCGACAGATACTATAGATGATGTTTCTCGCAAAGTCGCCCTTGCCGCTATTCTTGGAACACTGCAATCCACATTAACTGATTTTAGATACGTCAGGCCAATATGGAAGAAGAACGCAGATGAAGAAAGGTTGCTAGGAATCAGTTTTACAGGGGTATACGATTGCCCTGTGGTTCTAAACGCTTCTCCAGACCAACTTACGGCTTGGAAGGGATGGGCTATTACCAATAACATCCAGTGGGCTGAGAAATTAGGCATTCCACAATCGGCGGCAGTTACCTGTATAAAACCATCCGGCACTGTATCCCAATTAACTGGTGTTTATGGTTCAGGGTTGCACCCTTCCTATTCTAGGTGGTTCATTCGCAGAGTTAGGCAGGACAAGAAAGACCCACTTAATGCGGCCTTGATTGCCGCCAACATCCCTTATGTGGTTGATCCCTACAACTCAGAAGCCTTTGTCTTCTCGTTTCCTATGGTAGTTCCCGCCAAATCCGTAACAAGGGATAAGGTGGATGCTATCTCCCATCTGGAGACATGGAAAAAATTCGCCATTCACTGGTGTGAACACAAGCCCAGTATAACCGTGTATGTTGCGGAGGACGAGTGGTTAAAGGTGGGGTCGTGGTGTTATGATAATTTCGATATACTCAGCGGGGTCAGTTTTCTGCCCAAGGCGGATGATTCCCACATTTACCAAGAGGCTCCATACGAGGAAATTACCCGCAAAGAGTACACCAAGATGGTTTCAAAATGTAACGAGATTGATTGGTCTGTGATACAAGAAGTTGGAGACAATACCACAAGCAGTCAGGAACTTGCCTGTACCGCTGACGCCTGTGAAGTCTGATAAGCGTTGGAAATTTTCCAAAGAACTACGGGGGCCGGATGTGATACCTAAAGATAAACGATGGGAAAATGAAGACTACTTGAAGTTTGTGAGTGAATTACCCTGCTCTCATTGCCATGTCAAGGATGGCACTGTAGTAGCGCACCACTTAAAACACATATATTCACCACTTTCTGGTGGAACAAGTATAAAGGCTTCCGACATATTCACTATGCCGCTGTGCTTCGAGTGCCATGACAGACTACACAAGGGAGATAGGGATGTTATTGATTGGCAGGGGTTGTTCATCCTACAGACTCTAGACAAGGCCACACAATCTGGTATAATTAACATCACGTATAAGCCTTATGAATACAATATACTCTGAGAAAGAAGAGATGCCTAGCGAATACTGGGAAAAACTTTACGGCAAAACAACCTATGAGGGGGTTACGCCAAAGAAGGGCGGGAGCAGAGCCGGGCAAAGATTAGATAAATACAAGTCTCATTGTTGGTCAAAAAGGGTAAAGGACGGCTCGCCACACTGGCATATCATTTTAACCAAGGAAGGTGAGACTTTTGCGTTTTGGGCTACGGGCTGGAGACAACTTGTGTATAAATCAGATACTTTTGATTTTGAATTTAATATCAGTGAGGCTAAACACACTTGGGCAATTATAGATCTTTCCACATTAATAGTGCGCGATAAAAATGGGAATGAAATAGATCGCGGTGGGGGTGACATTGGATTCAAAGAGATAGGGTGGTCTAGGAAATATGCATAATATGGAACTTCAAGGACTAGACCGATCAGCAGACTTTGATTTGTATTGGGGTCTACTACACAAACTTAACCTAAAGGAGTTTAACAGAGAGGGCGGGGAAGACTCGGAAGGTCAACTTAATGATTGGCGCGTTGTTCCAGATATTAGCCGGGAAGGTAAAAAGTTAGGGTGGGCAGTGATACAAACTTATTGCGGAGACAAGGTTGAACAAGTTGTGTGTTACACTAAAACCAAGAAGGATTGCATGACTTGGCTTAGAGCGAATTCCAAGCCGGTGCATTATACGGAACTTAGGTGGTGGGATGACCTTATATTTGATGACAGGGGTTGTTACCTAAGTGATGGGGTTTGGATAAAATGACCGACGAGCAATCAGTAGAGAGAGCCTTAGAGTGGATGATGGAGAACACTTCAAAACTGGCGCAATCAATCGCCGACAGGAAATACCTTGAGGATTTCAAGAAGGTTCAATATTCCATTCTTTTTTCCAAATCCCCCGAAAAAACAATGGCTTCTAAGGAAGCGTGGTCTTACGCACATCCCGATTACAAGAAGGTGTTAGAGGGCTTGAGGGTCGCCGTTCAGCAAGAGTCTGAGTTACGGCACTTATTCACCACAGCAGAGGCAAAGATAGAGGTATGGAGAACACTACAAGCAAACCACAGGGCAGGTGTAGTATAATGTCTGCAAGTGATGTATACTTACAGCATGAGGAATGGCTTACGGATTATGACAATAATGCGGAAGCATGGAATCATCAAGAGCAGTTAAACCAACGGCAACGAGAGGGAAACAAGATGGCTCAATTTGAACCAAAAGACAACACGATCACTCTTTGGGTGAATGATAAGAGGGATTCGGAGAAGTCTCCAAACATGACCGGCAAAGGTCTTGTCAATGG